GGGAATACTAATCTAAATTTTGGATGTTCTTTAGTTGAACTTGCTGTTGAATAACAAACATATTTGTATTTTGAATATTTTTCATGAATATCTTCAATAGATCCTTCATAGTCATCAACATCGACAATGCCGAAACCACCCCAACTAACAACATTAGCATTAGCTCGAGTGGTTTCGGTCTTATATGTGGCTGGTGATATTAAGGGAGCATCAGTTTTCTTTTGATACTTATCACCATCTGCCAAACGGTATAATACCTTTTCAAAATCATCAAAAGACTTATAATCAATTCTTTTAACAGTTTTGTTATCATATATACTATCAAATATTGTCAGAGATACCATTGTTAACTCATATTATAAATTTACTAAAAGACCATGATTACCAGTGTGGTCAGGAGCTTTCCAGCCTTCGGGTTTAACTAAATCAGGAAGACCGAGTGGATTTGGTCGTGATTCTTTTACGCCAACTTCTTTTGCCATATTAGCTTTGTGGACATTACTCCAAGCTTCATCAGCATCGATACCCATAACATCCAGTGTTCCAATAGCAACTACACATAGATCAATAAGACCATCAACTATTTCTTCAGCGTCTTTCTCACCAGTAGCTTTAAATGTTTCATCAAACTCTTCCTTAAGAAACGCTACACGAAAATGTAGTAGCTGTTCCAGTTTTTCTGGATTGTTTTTAACCCATTCATGTACACCATACTTAGCGTGCATATCTTTAATATCTTTTACCCAGTTCATACAATAATACCTTGTGGTTGCGTAATTTGAATAACACTAGTAGCAGATTTGTATTGATCTAGTACTTCACTGATTGGATCAACTTCAAATATAATATGTTCTGATTTAATAGTTAGTCCATCTTCAGCTTTTGTGTATGGAATATAAGGCATAAAGCCTAGTTTACCTTCTTCAGCTGCATATAACGCTACTGGCTTTTCAAACGTAGTTGCATCAGGCGATGAGCCAGTAATAGTTACGATGATTTCTTCACCTGAAGTAAGTCTTAATAGTTTAATTGTCATTTGTATCTCCTGTCATAATAGTTATATTATATCATAGTTTTGGTTAAATGTAAAGGTTTATTTTAAAAGAATTCATCAAGCGTTGCTATGTCTTTTGAGTTCCAACCAACAGCTTGAAGTATTGGATCAATAACACCTAAGAATGTTTTATCAAACTGAGTGTCGTAATCGATGTAGCGATGTAGACCAAACTCTTCAGGCAAATAATCAAGGAAGGATATTACGTTTTCCTTCATATGATTAGGTGTTCGAAGATAGATAAACTTAATCTTTTCGCCATTCTGAATCTTGTTATATTGCTTAGTGAGCGATTTGTCCACTAGCATTTTGTTATACATGATACTACCACGAGCATGGATTGGCGTACCTTTTTTGTATATCGTTTGATTATCCATATAGTTAGTAAGGTTAGTTATACCTCGTGGAAACGCAATCTCATCAGGTGGAAGAGTTTTAAAGTATGTTCTAAACGTTTCAATATCTTGCTGAACTTTTGATTCAGAACCACTAATGATTGTTTTAAACATTTGCTTAAGCGCTTCACGACATGGAGCTGGTGTAGAAGACTTAATAGCTTCGATACCCATAATTTTAAGCTTTGGTTCAGCATATCGAACGCCTTCGTTATCAAGAACGTTTAGGATATACCTTTTCTTTGCTGTCCAGATACCACGATCAGCGATTGCTTCACGTTTCATAACCATTCTGTTTTCGATACCACCCATAACTTTAAACAAATCAGCATAGCTTTCTTCAAGAACAGTTTCAAGCTTTTCCTTACAAACAGTATCGATAAATTCCAATGGATTCTTAGGACTAACAGCTTTAACAAGATCATCGAGTACTACGTAAACAGAATCTGTGTCGATAGCAATAACATAGTCTTTTTTGGTTTTAAGAATCTTATTGAGATATTCGTTGATAGCTTTTTCAGCCCAGCGAATAGTAAGCTGACCAGATAGAGTAATACCTTCAGCAATACGTTGATCAAAGAATCTAAAGTATTTGTTACCAAGTGCGCCATAAAGACTGTTTAGAAGAATCTTAATAGACATTTGTTGATTTTCTGCGATGTTAATATCGCGTTGAACTCGATACAATTCTTGTTTGTTGTTTTTGTCAACTCTTTCAAGTTCCTTTTGACCATTGATCATTGCGCGTTTAATTACAACACGTTCACTGTACATTTCATCGATAATCTTAGGTAGAATGCCCTGTTTATCAGTGGTAAAATACTGACCAGATGCTGAAGCACATTCATTAGTTTCAAGCTTAGGTTTAACATCGCCACTTAGAAGACTATCAACAGTAACATTAGCAACTTTGCCATTGATAATAGTTTCAGGAGACATGTTATTTTGCATAATGATTGATGGATACAGTGAGTTCAAATCAAAAGAAACAACCCATTCGTGCATTCCAACATGTGGATCTTTTACAAAGCCACCTGGATATGGTGATTTAAACTTTTCTTCACCGAATGGAACGATAACGTTATTTGCATGTAGATTACGAAAGATAATAGAATCCCATATAGCAGTTGTACCCATAACATCGCCGTAGTTAACACCACCACGATAAGCCATAGTAAGAGCTAATGTAATAAGACCCATCTTATCTTCGAAGCGATCTACCAAGTCTACGTCTTTAATGTTGTAGTCAATAAACTTTTGATGATCGTGTATGTAAAGAGTGTGAAGGTTACCATGTTCTTCATAAGAAAGCTTACGTTCTCCAAGTACTACGTGAGCAATATTGTCAAGCTTGTATGATTCTTGTGGACCATACGAGTAACCGAATTTACGAAATAGATCAAGGTAATCCATTTGAGCGATACCTTGAATTTCATAAGCGCACTGTTTACGCTGCATTGTATTGACATCACGACGATCGATCAAACCCCAGGGAGATAATCTACGAACGAACTCTTCGCCATGGATTTTAATGATACGATTAACAAGGTATGGTATATCGAAGAACCTCGAATTCCACCCAGTGATTACATCAGGGCACTGCGATGGTAAAGACCAATGAGCAATGAATTTCAATAGAAGTTCTGATTCAGTCATACACTTTTCGTATACTACACGATTTTCTGTCATGTATGTTTTTTCTACGTCATAGTCTTTAAGACCCCAGACATAGAACGTGTTGTCAATATTATTTTTCATACAGATTGCTGTTACTTCATGAGCTGCATGTTCTGGTTCAGGAAAGCCAGCATCTGATTGTACTTCAATATCGATTGTTGTTACGTTAATAAGGTTACGATCAAACTTAATATTGCCAGGGAATGCTTCATTGATATACGCTGGAATATGTTTGTTGTTACCGTAAATATGTCGGCCTGCAGTATGTTGATTTGCTGCTAGCCAATCTTTAGCTTCACGCATATCTTCAAATTTGATAGGCGCAACTTTTGTTCCATCTAAGGCTTTAAATGGTGTAGTATTAGGTGTATTGACATAGAATGTCGGTTTGTACTTGATTTTTGTTTGGATTTTTTTACCATTGCTATAACCTCTGTAAAGAAGATTATTGCCATAGCGTGAGATAGATGTGTAAAATTTCATAGTATAACCATATCGAATAATAGTATATTATATCATACTTTTCAATGAATGTAAACGTTTATTTGAAAAAAGTTGGGAAGGATCACTCCCTCCCGTCTTCTTAAAATGACTTAGTATGAACTCGCAGCTACCATCATAATAAATGGAGATAAACATAATATCCCAGTTATTAATAAAGTTGCTTCGAATCCAGACCTAATGTCGTGCTTGTGCTTACGTATGTAACCCATAGTCTGACTCCAGTAGATAGTTTATTACAACCCACTGAGTTTTCGCTGCTCACCGGAATTACTCATTGAGTAAACCCTTCTTCTTTGATGTCCCAGTAGATCCGATTTCGATCTTCCGAGGACGCCTCTCTTCTGGAACTTCGACTCTGGCGTTAACCACAAGTATCCCATTCACAAGATCAGCCCCGTCAATTACAACAAATTCGGAGAGTCGGAAGGACTTCTCGAACTTGCGGGATGATATACCCTTGTGTGCGTATTCACGATCATCATCATGTGCGCTTTCACCTTTTACTAATAGAATACCATCTTTTACTTCGATAGAGATATCGTCATTTGTAAAACCCGCGACAGCCAGTTCAATGATGAAATTTTCAGCATCGATCTTAACAACATTATGGGGTGGATAGTTATCTTGAGCTCTACCAGCAGTGTGTATCCTTTCAAGCTCGTTTAGTATTGGTTCAAAACCAATGAATAGTGAACGTGGTACGTTCATAGTATTTCTTACCATTTTAGTTTCCTCCTATATATAGCAAGGTTAATATATGGACCCGACCAATTCGGCATCCACTTATATTTATACAGCTTTAACTGTTACTTTAAACATTTGTTGCAAACTTTATTAATCCTTCCGGACTTCATAAATTTATGAAATTGCTTCCATGCTTTTCTAATTTTCTTTTCCATTATTATTATTATTTCCTATATTATACTTAGGACATAGAGTCCATTCAGATTTTTCTTTATAGGGAATAACTTTAATCTGTCTTAATGGAGCAATATCCTTTGCTTGGTCTGGAGTAACGAAAGTAACTAGTCCCCAGTCTGATAGTAGCGTAGCAATTGTATTTCTACGTTGAATATCATTAAGCAATAGATTAGAAGGTTTACCATCTAATAAAAACAGTTCTTTGAAATGCACAATAAAGTATCTACCTTGTTTGTGCAAAATGTGACATGACTGATATAGCTTTTGATCTTTTCTAGAAGCTACTCCAATTCGCGTTAATGTTTCTCTAATCTTTAAAAAATCATCAGGTTCATTAAGAGTAATTTCCAGCATAGATACTGGAGTCCATTGGACTTCTGCGTTATTTTCGTTTTCCACCTTTGTAAATCCTCATCTTCAATTCGTTAATTTGATCATCGTTTAGTAATGACAGAACAGATTTAGCTTTTTCATTGCTATATCCATAATATTCTTTTATCAGCTCTAGGTTTTCTATATTCATAGGCTTAGCCCACTTTGAAAACCTTCGTTTCTTCTTAATTATATTTATAAGAAAATCGAACTGAAGACGACTGTCAATGTGATGATTCAAATTCATTTCATTTGCATAGAGGATTGTATCAGGAAAATACGACAGTCCACGGTTTACCATAAATGGACTGTACGCTTTTTCCGATACATCATCAACCATCAAATCCTTTTTGGTTGTGTTAATGGCATTTAAATATTCAAAAGGGTTCATTTGAACGAAACCCCAGCCATTATTTCAGTAAGACAAGCAACAGTATTAAGTTCATGATCAGCAACGAATGAATTCTTATATTGATAATCAGCCAAAATAAGTACCAATTGAGGTATACTTTGTGGATCAATATAGTCATTCATATTATCATAGATTTTACGATAAATTGCAGCTGGTTCAGAATCAATGTTATTGCTTACCCATTGTCTCATACCCTTAAAGTTTTTTCCTTTCAAATGAATCATAAGATCATTAAGAGAAACTTCAGATAAAGATACAAGAATGCCAGTATCAATATTACCACTACTACCATAACGCTGAAGTTCATTAAGAACTTTACGCCAATCTGGCATGTGTTTCATAATCAATTCAGCAACTACTTTTTCGTCATAACTAATACCTTCATCTTTTAGAATGTTAGTACATCGCTTGAGAAACTGTCCACATAGTGGTGCTGCGTCCTTTTTAGAAACGTTAAACTCGATTGTAGTACAACGAGAATGTAGTGGTTCAATGATACGATTTTTAAAATTACATGTGAGAATAAATCGGCAGTTATTACTAAACTCTTCAATAAAACCACGTAATGCTGGTTGCGTTGATTGAGCGTTTAGGTAATCTGCCTCGTCCAAGATGACTACTTTGTAGCCACCCTGGAGAGAAACAGAAGACGCAAACTGCTTAATTTTATTGCGCAATGTATCAATACCAGACTCTTCAGATCCATTGATTAAGAGAAAGTCTAAATCAAGTTCGTTACATAAAGCCTTCGCGACTGTAGTTTTACCAAGACCGGCTGTGCCGGTAAGAAGCATATTGTGTAGGTCACCTCCTCTAACAATATCTTCAAAGGTTGATTTTATGTGTTTAGGTAATATACAATCTTGAATTTTTTGTGGACGATATTTTTCAACCCAAAGAAACTCTGACATTAAAGTACCTCCCAACCAAGAACAGTTGAAACTCTAAATGATCGCCAAGCGTCTTTGTCAAGAGACCATACTGCCAAATGTGCGCAGTCTGGACTAATTGATTCAATAACAGTTTTTTGATCGTTAGCTAATAACAGTTTTTCGTTGAGAGTACATGGCATGACTCGTACTTCATCTGAGTCAATCTTTTGAAAGGTTACTGTAACAGTACCTCTTTGTAATGCTTCGATTAAACGAGCACATTCATTGCGATCCATAATATATCCTTCATAATAAAATTAATAAAAATGCGAAGGAGCTACCTCCGCAATAAGCTA